TCTCACATTGTATCCTGAAGCTGCTGGAAGTCCTATGCCGATAATGACAAGAACATTCCTATCGCTGTCGTCATCAGATGTGACTCCAGTAGATTGGACGTACCTGTCATCATATGCTCCAGGGCTCCAACAAACCTCCAATGGTGCAACTGCAACCTGGGAGGCAGATACAACATTAGTTAATAGCGGAATGATGCTTTCTAGTGAAGAAAAGCCAAATCCCTCGACAAGAGACTGTGCTGGCACAATGCCATAATAAAATGCTCCAGTTGCCGAATTGACTGTGGCATTAACTCGAATGGCTGTGCAAAAGCCAGCACATCTAAACTTGCGTGCATTAGAATTAAGGAATCCAGCTCCAGGCATTTGTGTGTCCACAAAGGCCACAGTGCCTGCTGTGCCAGATGCGTTGAGTAGGCCCACATTGTAGGCTACTCCCACACCAGGCTTAGCTAACCACATGCCGCATGTTTGCGTTGCTCCAGTGGCAACCTCAAACACGCTGTTAAATCTGTTAATATATCCCCTGTCACCGGGATATACGGAGGGTGCCAAATCGGCACCACATGGATCAGAATACATGCGAGCCGCCCTAATGGCATGTTCATCAAGAGCATCTTCCATAATTCCAGCATTGCGCACTCTACTTTTACGTGCGGGTTTGCGGGATTTAATCCTTCTATTGCTATTCATGGTCAATTTCTTAGGCATGATGGAATATCTAAACCTAGGGAACACACTTACTAAATGTCTATGTAACTATTATACCTTGCGCGGGGGTCGCTAAATAACGGTAATTTTGGGGAAATACCTTGAGAATTGTTGATCTGGGGGGGATCCAGTGCCCGGTATTGAGCCTCTAGATGTTCCTGTTCGTCAGGCAAAATTCCAAATGCCTTATACATTGAGACCCGGGCAATCGTCTCATCCACAGGTAACTCTCTATTGCCAGTGAGGTATTTGCGCCAACCATCTTTCGTGGCTAAGACGTGCTCGATGGCATGCTCCCGGCCTTCAAAGCGGAGCATTGAGGAATAAAGGGCGCCTAATATGGGTAAATCACCATAAAGAGCTACACCACAGCGACCTGTGGCGATGAGAATCTCCTCAGTGGTGATCCAGTTGGTGGATGTGATGCATATATAATCATTGCGCATGGCCTTATGCACATTGCGCACCATCATCCACTCACTTTCATTCAATTGAACTGGCCTGCACTGGCAAAACTCTACATGTTCTATTTCATATACAGGGGCTTCCACCTCCATCTCAAAACCATATTGCAAATGGTGTTGAGGCAACTGGTCAAGAAGGTGGACGTTTTCCGCTTCTAGGAATATGCCACAATCGTCTCCGTCATTAATGAATCGCCACTTGCAAGGTAATGTCTCAAGAAAATGCTGCGTTACCGCGCACATTATGAAGACATTACCCAACGCAGTGTTCATATCACCAGAAGCGCGACATCCTTCAACGGTGTACTCGATGGATCCGTCCGGCATATCGGCAAACCCGCGCTGCGTAACCTGCCATTCCAAAATCTCTGCAAGCTTGCTATCCTTGAAGATGGAGTTATAAAGACCATGCTCGTAGCGTAGTGCCTCAGGGCTGACATGTTGATCAAACCGTGAAGCATCTAAACCAACGAAGCAGGGCTTGGAAAACTCACCCCAGTACTCTCTGATCACATTAGCACGTTTGAACATGTTGTCGCATTTTAATACGACATGGTGCCCGAAAACTCTGTCGATGGCGCCATAAATCAACTTCTCAGCAGGACGTAGGTAACATCCCAACTCAACATTGTACTCTGCACTGCGTGGCTGAATCAACCGTGGACACGGGTCAGCCTTGGTTGTCCCATTATATAATTCGGCTTTAATGAACGTCTTGAGATACCCATCACTCTTCCTCAAGCCCCGGCGGGCCAGCGAAGCTACTGCAGAAGCATACCTGCGTTGCTTACTACCTGTGTATGAAGCGACAAACTCATCATGTGTCCACACAGGCGGCATGCACTGTAATGCCTTGCGTACTCGGGTTCGAAACCTACTCAACGTGGAGTATGAAATAACGGGTCGCGGGCAAGGGACAAACCCATCCTGGCCTTTGACATAATACAACCGCTCAGTTAGAGCTCGCAGCATAACACTGACGGAATTATTGTAAAAAAATACGTTTTCCTGCAAAACATCGGGGACGTATCCAAACCCCTGTCTGACTCTTTTTAATCCGCATTGTGACGTGACCTTGATGTTGTTGTGAGCCAATTTCACTGTGGCTTCAACACCATCCAGCACAACGCGGCACCACTAGCACTTATCCACAAGCTCGTGCATCCAGCTAAAATGCTGTTCAGCTCGAACTTCGTAATGACTCTTTACGAATGTCATTTTAATAGCAAGCGGTAGCACGCGGTGCTTCTGGCCAATGGTCATGCTATCAGGTAAGGTGCGGAGAATGTAATCCGCGACCACCCGCTCGTTAGGTTTAGAGTACTTAGGATACTTCAACCCGATCCGTGCCCGGCGGCTGATCAGTACCGCACATCGCACGTACTTGCCGTGCTCAAGAAGCTCCAACTCATCCTCTCCAATATCACTGGAGTCGAGGATGTCCAAAATCTTCCTAGTTCGCTTCGAGCTATCCACCCTGATCTGCATATATCGCGCTCGAAGGGTGTACTGGAACATAAAATAATGTCTCCAATACGTGCAAGTCCCAACAATATACCCATATACCAATTTGCACATGCTCCATATTGTGGGCAGAACTACACTCTGCAACATCTTAACAAAAAGCCGTTTGCAAGTGTAGGGCACCACTATGGAAACTAAAGAAAGAACCAGCATTAAAAGCTGGCGCCGAAACCCCCAAGCAAACCCTAACAAATTGCTCATAACCTCTCTTTTGCAACATGATACAACGTAGGCAAAGATAATATCAAGGAACATTGTGAACTCCATAATTCACAACGGGAATCACACTTTGTCGAATGTTACACACACCGTCAGATGTGCTGAACCAAATTTCCACAGTGGCTCAGTTTCACTGGCTTTCGCCGCGTGTCGACCTTCAAAACCGTTGGGGGAACAACGATAGACCCAGGCTACGCAGTGTGCACGCAATATGCCCAATATAGACCCACTCGTTAGTGTTTCTATGTTGCCTAGAGGGGGGG